CGGAGCTGGAGACCAGAAATTGTCTACAATTCTTGGAGGAAACACAAAAGATGCTAGAAGAATTAGAGAACATTTCCTTGATAATCTCCCATCATTTAAAAAACTTAAAAACAGAGTTGGGAAAGCAGCAAAGCGAGGCTACCTCAAAGGATTAGATGGTCGTAAGATATTTATTAGAAATGATTACGCAGCTTTAAATAGTTTATTGCAAGGTGGTGGTGCTATAGTTATGAAAAGAGCTTTAGCTATGCTACATTCATTAATAAAATTACAAAGTTTAGATGCTAAGTTTGTTGCTAACATCCATGATGAATGGCAATTAGAAGTTAAAGAAGATATCACAGACTTCGTAGGTCAATTAGCTGTAGGTTGTATTGAAAAGGCAGGAGAATATTACAACATGCGTTGTCCTTTAACAGGAGAATATAAAGTAGGAGGGAATTGGAGTGAAACGCACTAAAGATTCAAACAGAAAAGGAGACTTTGCCGAGTACTATGCAGTAACTTGGTTATGGGATAGTGGCTATGAAGTCTTTCAAAATTCAGGATGTACTGGTCCTGTAGATATGATAGCTATGGACAAGAAAGGAAAGATACTTCTTATTGATGTTAAAACAGCACAACCTGATCTTAGAAGAACAAACAAAACAGTTTCTTGTACTAAACCAAAAACAAAACTACAAGAAAAATTAGGAGTCAAGTTTTTATTATTTGATCCTGATACAAGAGAACTTAGATTTGCTAATCACGGAATAATAGGAAGACCTAAAAAATGAAAAAGAAATTAGAAAATATAGTACAAGATATATACAAGGCAATCAAACCTCTATCAAAAGGGGATGGTCTTAAACTATCTGATGAAGATATAGATCAGTTTGGTGAGGATATGAAAGATGCTATTCGAGGGTGGGCAGCAGCACAACCAAAAGACAAGCCAACCTTACGTATGTCTAACATAGGTAAACCTGCTCGTCAGCTTTGGTATGATAGAAATTCTAAAATAAAAGCTAAAGATTTACAGGCTACTTTGCTTATTAAATTCTTGTATGGTCATTTATTAGAGGCATTGGTTGTGTTCTTTGTTAAGTTATCAGGGCATGAACTAACTGATCAACAGAAAGAAGTAGAAGTAAATGGTATCAAAGGACACATTGATTGTAAAATAGATGGTGAAATAGTAGATATTAAATCAACATCAGGTTTTTCATTCAACAAATTTAAAAATGGTACACTTCCAGACTACGATAGCTTTGGATACATGTCTCAATTAGCAGGTTATGAAGCTGCCGAAGGTACAAGTAAGGGAGGTTTCTTAGCAATCAATAAAGAAACTGGAGAATTATGGTTCTTTCAGCCGGATGAACTTGACAAACCTGATATAAAGACTAAAATTAAAACGAGGAAGACTCAAATAAAAAAGTCTGAACCACCTCCATTATGTTATCAACCGATAGCAGACGGAACAATGGGTAACTTCAAATTACCTAGAGAATGTGTGTGGTGTCCTCATAAAATTGAATGCCATAAAGAGTCTAACAATGGTTTAGGATTAAGAATTTTTGATTATGCTAGAGGACCTGCCTTCTTTACAGAAGTAGCAGTTGAACCTAGAGTACAAGAGATTACAGATGAATGGGAAGAAAAGTAAATTAATTAGAAAACGAGCACAAGAACTTCAGATAGAATGGATTAATAGTTTATTAACTGACGATGAAGATAAGCTTACTCCAGAACTTTTAGATAAAGCATTACCAGATCAAGAGTATTTTTTTAAAAATGGAACTATTTATTTATCTTATATGAATCATAAATGGATAGAAAAAAAATTAAAAAAAGATATTAATTTAAAATTAAAAGATTTAATAAATTCAAATGCCTGATATTCCTTTCCTTGAAGCTACTTTAGAAGATATTTTAATATTAGTTGGTGGTATTCTTTACAAAGGTGGTAAAATGGAAGATATAGACGTAGAATTATTACTGCGTTTACAAGAATTACTTGATACGGAAATAGAATTTAAAATAACAGGTATTCCAAGAGGAACACAAATACATTGAGGAGAAAAATGGATTACAAATTTAATGAAGACAACAAGTACAAAGATATGTAGATAGAACCTATGAAAGACATTATGCACATGGTAAGTATCAAGCAACTGATATGATTATAGATGCAGGACATGGAGAAGGATTTTGTATGGGTAATATTATGAAGTATGCTGTGCGTTGTGGTAAAAAAGATGGAACAGATGCAGAAATGGACTTGCTAAAAATTATACATTATGCTATAATAGCAATACATTTAAGTGACACGGAAGGACTATTTAACAATGACTGATTACTTAGGAATAGAAATAGATTATAACAAGGAATCTAAACTGGATAAGTTTAGTATTGATACATTAAAAGACAGATATTTATGGGAGGAAGAAACATATGCTCAAGAAGCTTTTGCAAGGGCTAGTGTATTTGGAGCAACTTATCAAGGTAAAACTGATTTCGATCTTGCCCAAAGATTATATCAGTATTCATCTGATAGTTGGTTTATGTTTAGTACTCCTATACTTTCTAATGGAGGAACCACTCGTGGCTTACCTATTAGCTGCTTTCTCAATTATGTACCTGATAGTAGGAGGGGTCTCTCTAATCACTATGATGAAAACATATGGTTGGCAAGTTCGGGTGGAGGTATCGGTGGATATTGGGGAGATGTTAGGAGTAATGGCATTGCTACTAGGCACGGTTCTCGTTCTACTGGATCAATTCCATTCATGCATGTAGTAGACTCTGAAATGCTTGCCTTTAATCAAGGCATCACTAGAAGAGGAAGTTACGCAGCCTATTCAGATATATCTCATCCAGAGATTGAAGAGTTTATTAATATGAGGAAGGAATCAGGAGGAGATATTAATAGGAAGTGTCTCAACATACATAACGCAGTTAATATAACTGATGAATTTTTAGAAGCTGTAAGGAAGGATGAAGAGTGGAGATTGATTGATCCTAAATCTAATGAAGCTGTTAAGACAGTAAGTGCTAGAGATTTGTGGTTACAAATATTAAATGCTAGAGCTGAAACAGGCGAGCCTTATATGATTAATATAGATAA